GCCTTCCACGCGGCGTCTCAAGCCGAAACTTTCCTGAGCAAGTAACGCTCCGTAGTGTGGCTACGGACGGTGACCGGTGACGGTCAGTGAGGGGGTGGCGTGATGCCTTCGCCGAAGCCGCGCCCAGCCGCGCTGAAACTGCTCGAGGGCCGCGGTCACGGCCGTGACTCCGGCGGCCGGCTGGTCAACGAGCCGCCGCCGTTCGACCGGGTTGCCCCGCAGGCGCCGACGCACCTGCCGGCGGAGGCCCGCGCCGAATGGGAGCGGGTGGTACCCGAGATGGACCGCCTGGGCCTGCTGAAGGTCATCGACCGGGCCGCCTTGACGGCGTACTGCATGGCGTGGCACCGGTTCGTTGAGGCGTCGGAGATCGTCGCGCGTGAGGGCATGGTCATCCACGACGACCGGCAGGGCCGCGCCCAGCGGCATCCGGCGCTGCTGACCGCCGAGGCGGCGTCGAAGGAACTGCGGGCCTGGTGCGGCGAGTTCGGGTTGACACCGGCCGCTGAGCAGCGGCTGGCCCCGGCGAAGGGTGGCGACGACGATGCCGCGAACCCGTTCGCTGTCGCCGTCTGACGACCACCTCGAGGCACTGAAGCTGTCCCCCGAGGTCGGCTGGTACCTGACCGACCGCGGGGTCGGGCTGCCGCAGCCGTGGCAGGTGCCGCGGTGGAAGACCCCGGAGCCGCGGGAGCTCGAGGGGGCCGCGTTCGACCCGGCCCGGGTGGACCGGGTGTTGGACGCGTTCGGGCGGCTGGTGCACACGCAGGGCCGGTGGGCCGGTCGGCCGCTACGCCCGGACGTGTGGCAGGTGGCCTACTACCTGGCGCCGGTGTTCGGCTGGGTACATCTCGACGAGGACGCCGGCCGGTGGGTGCGGATCATCCGGACGGCCGAGTTGGACCTGGCCCGCAAGAACGGGAAGACCACCGTCGCCGGTGGTACGGCCATCTACCTGACGTGTGCCGACGGTGAGTCCGGGGCGCAGGTCATCGCTGTTGCCGCCAGCAAGGACCAGGCCCGGTACTGCTTCTCGCCGGTCAAGCTGTTGGCGGAGAAGTCGCCGGCCCTGTCGCCGTACGTCCGGCCGCTGGCCGACAAGGTGGTCCACAAGGCCAGCGGGTCCTACTTCGCGGCGGTTGCGTCGGTCGGGGACCTGATCCACGGGTCGAACCTGCACGGGGCCGTCGTCGACGAACTCCACGTCCACAAGAGCCGTGACGTGGTCGACGCGGTCGAGACCGGGGTCGGCGCCCGCGACCAGCCGCTGGTGCTGATCATCACCACCCCCGACGACGGCCGCCCGGGCACGATCTACGCGGAGAAACGCCGGTACCTGGAGCAGTGCGCCCGCGGGGTGATCGTCGACCCGACGTTCTACGGCTGCGTGTGGGGCTACGACTCCGAGCGGGAGTTGGCCGAGCTGGGCCTGGACCCGTTCTCCGAGGAGGCGCAACGCCGCGCGAACCCTGGCTACGGGGTGTCTCCCACCCGGGCGTTCCTGACGTCCGAGGCGAAGAAGGCCAAGGAAACCCCGACGGCGATGGCCCGATACCTGCGGCTGCACCTGGGTATCCGCACCAAGCAGGTGACCCGCTACATCCGCCTCGAGGACTGGGACGCCAACAGCGCGGCGGTGGATGAGGACGCGATGGCCGTCTCGGGGCTGCCGTGCCACGGCGGTCTGGACCTGGGCAGCGTCCACGACATCACCGCCCTGTGTTGGACGTGGGCCGACCGGGGCCGGGACCTGTACCGGTCGGTGTGGCGGCTGTGGCTGCCTGAGGACGCCCTGGACGACCTGGACCGGCGGACCGCGGGTGCGGCGGCGGCGTGGGCCCGGCAAGGCTGGCTGACGCTGACACCGGGGGCGGTGTTCGACCCGGCGTACGTGTCGACGCAGCTCGACGCCGACGCGGCCAGGTTTGCGCCGGTGTCGATCGGGTATGACCCGTGGCGGGCGAACGACGTGACCCGTCACGCCACCGACTCGGGCATGACCATGGTGCAGGTGCGGCAGTCGTACGCGGCGATGTCGCCGGCGCTGACGCAGATTCTGCGGCTGGTGCTGGTGGGTCGCTACCATCACGGCGGCAACCCGGCGGTGCGGTGGATGCTCGACAACCTGGCCGTGGCCACAGACCCGGCCGGGAACGTGAAGCCGGACAAGGCCGCGGCGGCGGATCGTATCGACGCGATCGCCGCGGCGGTCAACGCGATGGCGGATTGTATGGGCGCGGCTGCGGTGGAGGTCCCACCGCCGCCGGCGACAGCCAGGCAGGCCGCGCCTGTCGATGAGCGGGAACTGTTCCGGCCCACGGGTCGGCTGGCCATCTGAGAAGGGGGCAGCGTCGTGACGTATGTGCGTGTGCCGGTGCCGCGGATCCCGGCGGGGCTGGGCAGCAACCTGCTGGGCGTGGCCGGGCTGGTCGCGGTCGTGGTGGCGGTGGGGATGCTCGCCGGGGCGGCGTGGGCGGTCCTGACCGGTGGCCTGCTGGCGGTGGGGTTGGCCGCGATCGGGCAGGCGCAGGCCCGGCCGGCGCCCGTGTCCCGGGACGTGGGGGACATGCCGAGGCTGCTGCGGCCCGCGGCGGGTAGGGCGGCGTAGCCGATGCGGCCGTGGTTTTCGGTACGCCGCGCGGTCGAGGCGGTGACTCCGGAGCAGCTGTGGGCGACGGGGTCGCTGGTCGGCTCGTGGGGTACCGACCCGGTCGATGGGGACATCGGGTACACGCGGGCGGGTGCGATCGGCCGCGAGGTGCCGGAGTGGACCCGTGAGAAGGCGGTGGCGTACAGCGTGCACGCCTACCGGGCCAACCCGATGGCCCGGGCGATCATCGACACATGCACGGCGTTCGCGGTCGGGGACTCGGGGGTGACGTTGCTGTGTTCGTCGCCGCAGGTGGAGGCGGTGGCGCGGGAGTTTTGGGAGGACCCGCGTAACGACCTGGACGCGTTGCAGGATCTGCTGTTGCGGGATCAGCTGCTCACCGGTGAGACGCTGTTGGAGATGCTGGTCGGGCAGCGTACCGGGGTGGTGCGGTTTTCGCCGATCATGCCGTCGCTGATTGAGACGGTGGAGTTGGAGGCGGGTAATCCGCTGTGGCCGGCGCGGCTGGTGTTGGAGTCTGGACGGACCTTGGATGTGGTCCGCTACTCCGACCAGGCGCAGCTACGCCAGGGCGAGGTCATGTTCTGGACGTTGCACAAGGCCCTGCTGACCGACCAGCGGGGGATGCCGTTCCTCAGTCCGTTGCTGGACCAACTGGACCAGTACGACAACGTGGTGTCGAATTTGATGGACCGTACCGCCCTGGCCCGGTATCTGGTGTGGGACGTGACCGTCAAGGGCTCTCAGGATGATGTGGACGCGTTTGTCGCGGCCCGGGGTGGCATGCACATTCCCCGGTCGGGGACGGCGGAGGTGCACAACGAGTCGGTGGAGTGGAAGCCGGTGACGGCGCAGACGGGGGCGATGGAGGATTCGACGGCGGCGGCGCTGGTGCTCACCGAGGTGGCCGCCGGTGCGGGCCTGTCCAAGCATTGGCTTTCCGAACCCGAGGGCGTCAACCGGGCCACCAGCATGAGCATGGCGGAGCCGGTACGCCGCCGGGTGGGCCGGGTGCAGCGCAATTGGCTGCGCTGCGACACGGAGTTGCTGCGGTACGCGGTGGATCAGGCGGTGGCCGCGGGTCGGCTGCCCCGCATGGTGGAGTCGCAGGATCCCCGGACCGGGGTCATCACGGATGTGCCGGCGGCGTCGACGGTGCGGGTCGCGGGCCCGGAGATTGCCGCCGCGGATGCGCAGGTGACCGCTCAGGTGATGCTGAACCTGTCGACGGGTCTGGCGAACTTCGTCAAGTACGGGATCATGTCGTCGGAGGCGGCGGCGATCGCGGCGGAGAAAGCGTGGGAGCAGTTCGTCGGGGTGCCGTACCGGCACGACCTGGGATCCACTGTCGACGATCTGGCGAACTATCTGGACGACAACACCGGCCCGGCTGATGGGGGGGCCGCGCCGCCTCCGGTGCCGGCGCAGGCGGGGGAGGCCGTCCACAGTGTGGCCGGGGCCAAAGGTGCGGCGACGTTGCACCACTACTGGACCCGCGGTGAAGGTGCCGCCAAGTGGGTGTCGTCGGCGCACCCATGGACGAGCCTGTACCACCATCTGGCGAAGTTCATGCCGCCAGGCAAGGCCAAGCGTACGGCTACGAACTGGTTCCATGACGTGTTCCACTACTACCCGGGATCGGATCTGCACCGGGTGGCTCATGGGAAGCCCCCGCGGGGCAAGGTTGTGGGTCCGGGCTGATGGGAGTCTACTGTGGACGTTGACGCGGTGACGGCGGCGCTGGGTATGGGCCCGGGTGAGATCATGTCGGTGCGGGACACCGTCGATGGCGTGGTGGCCACGGACCGGGACGGTTGGGATCTGCTGGTGACCGGCGCTGGTGTGGTGTTCTACGGGCGGGGCCCGCATGGGCATGTCGTGTTCACCCCCACTGAGGTGGTCGAGGTGGCGCCGGTGTTGCTGGCCGACGGCCAGCCTGACCCGGACACGGCCCCGGCGCGGGAGATCCGCGACTGGGTGGGTGACGATCCCGGCCGGGCACGGGCCGCGCTGGCGGCTGAGGTGGCCCGCGCTGACGGTCCACGTAGCACCCTGTTGCGTGACCTGGAACGTCTCGGCGGCTGATCCGGTGACGGTTGAGGGAGGAATCCGCATGGACACCGCGGTCGAGGCTGTCATCGACGGGCAGCGTACGTTCGCTGAAACCCAGGACCTGGTGCGGGACGCGCTGCGGTCGAGGTGCCGGGCCGAACGTGGCGGCGCCTACTGCTACGTGATGATCGTCGACATGTCCCCGGCGCAGGTGGTGTACACCGCCGACGTGGACGGCGGCGACGACGACCTGTGGCAGTGCACCTACACCGTCGCCGACGACGGCATGGTGGACCTGGGCGATCCGACCCCGGTGCAGCGGACCTACGCCCCGGCGGCGCACCGCATGTCCGACGAGATCGGCGGCGACGACACGGCGGTCCCGGTGGAAGAGTCCGTCCGGGAAACCAGCCGAGTCGTCGAGGCCAAGGGCGTCGACTCCGACGGCGGCCGGGTGTTCTCGGTGCGGATCCTCGCCTACGGCGACAGCAAGAACGGTCGCCGGTACACGCCGGAGGTCATGCGGGAAGCCACGGCCCTGTACGAGGGGGCCCGAGCCTACGACCACCACCGCACCGCCGACGAGCTACGCTCCAGCACCCTCGCCGGACTGGTCGGCTCCTACCGGGGGGTGGAAGCCCGCGCTGATGGCCTGTACGCCGACCTGCACCTACTGCCCTCAGCCACCCATGCGGCCGAGGCCCTGGACCGCACCATCGAGGCGCAGGCCGCGGGCCGGCCCGCCCTGGTCGGGCTGTCCCACGACGTACTGGCCCATTTCGTGGCCGTCACTGGCGACGGTGGCCGCCGCCTCCAAGAGGCAACCAAAATCGTCGATGTTCAGTCGGTGGACATCGTAGCCAACCCGTCCGCTGGTGGTGGCGCGCTGCGTGCCGTGGCCGGCGGAACACAGGAAGAGGAGTCAGACGTGCCCACAACGGCCGACGTGCTGGCCGCGCTGAAGGAAGCCACGGACGAGCAGCTCGCCGGGGTGGGTCTGACGCGCGCCAGCACCACCAGCACCACCAACACGGCGCGGGAGTCGACCATCCCGGTCCGCGCCGTCGAAAACGACACCACCCACGCCGCCGAGGCCCTGGACAAGACCAGCTTCCTGGGGCGGCTGCTGATCCGGGAAAAGCTGGACGCCGCGAACCTGACC